GCAGGGAGAAGCAAAGGGCACCCGCCATGGCAAGAGACAGGATGCGGGATTTCTTCATCATTCATTACCTCCTTTAAGGTTGTTGACAATTATATCTTCCCACAGCAAAATTGTCAACCGCTAAAATGCACAATGGCCGTCCAATGCGGACAGCCATTGTGGGAGATATCGACAATTTTAAAACGCACCGGTCTAAATTACCAGCCCGCCGTTCGGCGCCAGCACCTGTCCGGTAATGAACCGGGCGGCGTCAGAGGCCAGAAAACAGACCGACTGCGCCACGTCCTCCGGCGTGCCGATGGTCCCCAGCGGGGTCTCCTCCGCCAGCGCCGCCAGCGTCCCGGCATCCAGGCGGGCGTTCATTTCGGTATCAATGACCCCCGGGGCCACGCAGTTGACCGTGATGCCCGAGGGGCCCAGCTCCTTGGCCAGAGCCTTTGTCAGGCCGATGACCGCCGCCTTGGAAGCGGAATAGGCCGCCTCGCAGGAGCCCCCCACCTGCCCCCACATGGAGGATACCGTCACGATGCGCCCCGCCTTCCGGTGGATGAAGTGGGGAAGCACGGCCCGGATGCTGTGGAAGACCCCATCCACATTTACGGCGAACATCCGCCGCCAGTCGGCGTCAGTCAAATCGCCAAACAGTTTCTGCTGGGAGATTCCGGCATTGCATACCAGAATGTCAAGTTGACAAAATTTATCTAACACATTGTCAACCATATCTTGTACCTGGACCGGGTCGGCCACGTCGGCCTGAAGGGCCAGTCCCCCGACCTGGGCCGCCAGAGCCTCTGCCTGGCCCCGGGAGCCGCGGTAGTTTATGACCACCCGGCACCCGTCCGCGGCAAAGCGCCGGACACAGGCCGCGCCGATGCCGCGACTGCCACCGGTAATAAGAACGACCTTTTGTCCCATTTTGTTATCGTCCTTTCAGCCAGTCCACGCACAGGGGATGCCATGCAGCTGCGTGGGCATTGCAGTGATCCTCGTCCCGGGCGCTCTCCCGGTCGGCCAGCCCCATGGCATGCGGCCCGTCCGCAAAGAGATGCAGCTCAAAGGGCACCTCCGCCGCCCGCAGCGCGCGGGCATAATCCAGCGTATTTTCCACCGGGACGGTCGCATCCCGCACAGTGGCCCACAAAAAGACGGGCGGGTGGCCCGGCCGGACCTGCCGGTCCAGCCGCAGCGCCTCCGGCGCTCCGATCTCCTCCATCAGCGCCGCCAGGTGGACCACCGGATAGCCCAAAACCGCCGCGTCAGGCCGCACCTGATCCGGCGTCAGGCCCAGCGCCGCTCCGATCGCCGGATCCTCCCAACGGCCCGACAGATATCCCGCCAGATGTCCGCCTGCCGAAAAACCGCATACAGCCACCCGGTCGGCACGAAAGCCGTACTCCGCCGCATGCGAGCGAAGGAAGGCCACCGCTGCGGCCGTCTCCAGCAGAGGCTGGGGCCAGCGTCTGGGCAGCACACTGTAATCCAATACAAAGGCTTGGATCCCCGCCGCCAAGAAGGCCAGCGCCACGGGCTCGGACTCCGCGGGCGCCAGGCGCCGGTAGGCCCCGCCCGGGAGGATAAGCACCGCCCAGCGCTTGCCGTCATCGGCCAACAGGCCGGTGTGTTCCCGGCAATAGGCCCGCAGCCGGACTCCTTCCCCCGCCGTCAGCCCCGGATGCAGCTCTGCGGGGCCAAATTCCCGGTACAGCATATCTCCCGCTCCTTTTTCTCCGTTCGCCAGCTTTCTCCCTTTGCTCCAGTATAGCAGTTTCCTTCACTCTTTAAAAGAGGAATTCCGCAAAAGTCAAGATTAAATTGTAAAAAACCTGAAAAAACTTTTTAGACCAGGGCGGCCAGGGCTTCGGCGAAGACGTCGTCGGCACAGCGGAAGCCCAGAATCCCGCGCGGGTAGGCGTTCAGCCAGTCTTCGACGGCCTGGATCGCCTTCGCCGGGACCTTCCCGAAGTCGGTCCCCTTTGGGAACCAGCGGCGGATCATTCCGTTCGTGTTCTCGTTGGTCCCGCGCTCGAAGGAAGAATAGGGGTGACAGTAGAAGACGGTCGTCCGCTTCCCTTTGTGCAGACAGGACCGTTCCAGGCCCGCGACGTCCGAAAACTCTGTCCCGTTATCAACTGTTATCGTTTGAAATACTTTGCTGAACAGTTTTCCGTATCTGCGTTCAAGGCGGTCCAGGGCGGCGACGACGCTTCCGGTGGTCTTGTCCTTCATTTTGACCATGATTTCCTTCCGGGCCTTCCGCTCCGTCAGGACTAGAAGGGTTTCCTTCGTCTTCTTCTTGCCTTCGACACAGTCCATTTCCCAGTGTCCGATCTCCGCGCGGTCGTCGATCTCCGGGGACCTCTTTTCTATGCTCCGGCCGGCCGACGGCCTGGCGGCCGTCTTCTTGACCTTCTTGTATTGGCGCTTCTTCATGCCCTGGCGGGGAAGGTGGGCGGCTTCCAGTGTCAGGAACACGCCCTTCTTGATGTAGGAATACAGGGTCGCTTCACAGATCGTCGTGTCGAACCGGATTCCCTTGACCTTGATTTCGCCCAGGACGGCGGCCGGGGAATAGCCGTCTTCGACGATCCGGCGTTCGATGTACGCGGCCAGGCGGTGATCCTTGCCGATTTTCAGGCCAGGCCCCTTCGCTGCCAGGTTTTCCCGGTATGCGGCTTCGGCTATGTCCGGGCTATACCGTTCTTCTTCGGTCCAGTCCGAATTTCGGTGGATATACCGGCCCCGTTTCAGTTCGTTGTAGATCGTGTTCCGGTGGACGCCGATTTCGTCGGCGATCTCCTGGACCCGCTTCCCACATTTCAGGAACGATTCGATCCGAAGGCGGTCGTTCCAGGACAGGTGTTTGAATCTGCGCTTCTTCATGTTCCTTCCCCCTGTAAAGAAAAACAGCCCCCGCCTTTGCCGTGTGGCAAGGGTGGGGGCTTTGCTGTGATGTCAGATCAGATCGCGCGGGTGGACGCCCAGGAAGTCGGCGATCCGAAGCGCCACGGCCAGGGACGCGGTTTCGATTCCCCGTTCCCCGCTGTCGAACTTCTGGATCGTCCGAATGTTGACGCCGGTTCCTTTCGCCAGGGCGGCCTGTGTCAGCCCCCGTTCACAGCGCAAACGCGCGATCGTCGTTTCGCTCTTTGTGCTTCCGGATTTCATTTGAATCGCCGCCTTTCTCTGTTCTGCTTCTATATTACGCCTTTTAGACCGTAATGTCAAGTAAAAAATAAGGCCCACGGAAGGGCGTTCCGTGGGTCTATTCTTCTTCCGGTTCAAGTAGTTCTTCAATGGGGACTTGAAGGACGGTCGCGAAGGCGCGAAGTTCGTAGTCCATGACCAGCCGGCGGCCGGCTTCGATGTTGCTGATCGAGTCCTGGGCTATGTTCACGCCCAGCGTTTGCATTTTCGCCGCCAGGGTTTCCTGTGAAATGCGCTTCGCCAGGCGCGCCATTCTGACGCGCTCCCCGCATATATTCCGCCGTCCGTAGTAGCCCAGATTCTTCATTTTCGTCCCCCTGTCTATGGTCACTTGCAATATTTTATTTGACGTTACCATAAACTATGGTATGATATTATTGGCATGAACCATAAATATCACTCACAAGGGGGCTTTTATATGGTCTGGAAAATCTTAAGTGCTTTATCTCTTGTCCTGGCCGCCGTGGCGGCCCTGGTGTCGGCCACGACCGCGCCGGAATACAAGACAGGGGCGGAATGGGTGATCGCGCTTCTTTTCGTTGCCCTGGCGGTCTTCCTGTTCTGGCAAGGGGCAAAGTCCAGCGCCGGGAAGAAGGCGAAGCGCCAGGGCGGGAACGGGACATATATGACCGAACAGGAACTTCAACAGATTCAGGGCGGCGTTCTTCCGGCTCTTGCGTCGGTTCCGGTGGTCCTGGGCGAAGGCGAAGTCGCCCATTTCTTCGCGCCGGCGCGCCGGTATGTCACGAAGAAGAAGGCGGTCGGAAGGACAGGAAGCGGCGGCGGCGTCAGTGTCCGCGTCGCGAAGGGCGTGTCTGTGCGGTCCGGCGGCGGGGCCAGTCAGACGGTCTATGACGATGTCACGGACGCCTTCGACGGCCTGGCGGTTCTCACGAACCGGCGGATCGTCTTCCTGGCAAAACAGAACGGTTTCGACTGCAAGCTGTCCACGATCTCCGCGATCCTGCCGGAAGGCGACGGGCTTATGATTCAGGCCGGGGCGAAGAACTATCGTCTGGCCGTAGCGCAACAGGGATATTTTTCGAAGGCCCTTGACATGGTGGTCAGATAAAGCAAGAAGGCGGACGGGTTTCCCCGTCCGCCTTTCTTACTTCGTCTTCATTCGCTTGTTGATCTCCCGCGTGATCTTGCGGGACACTCTGGCCTGTTGGGAATCCTTCGTCTTCTTCGCGGCGCGCTTCATGGTGAAGTGTCCCCGGACGTAACCGCCCTTCGGGCCGACGAACATTCCGCCTTCCGGATCGTCCCGGTTATAGACGAAGGTGTTCCCTTCCCAGTGACCAGGGACGAAGTGACTTCGGAAGCCGTGTTCAAGGTGACTCGCATAGTCAAGCGGATTGTAAAATCGGACGATATAGCGTTTCCCGCTCCGCCTGGCCGTCTTGTCGGACTTCCAGTTCCGGCGGTAGTCGCCGGTATTGACGATGTCCGGGCTGTCGTTCTTGCAGATCAGGCGCGCCTGGCGGACGGCGTACTGGCCTTCGCCGACGGCGATCTGGGACATGATTTCCGGGACGTCGTCTTTCAGGGTTTCCAGGCCGCCGATCCAGCGGACAAGGTCTTCTTTCTTTACGCCCACGGGATCGCCCCCCCTTTCCGCCGGCTCCGGCCGGCTTACGCTTTGCGAAGGTTCGCCGCGTTGACGGCGGCCGTGACGGTTGCGCCGACGCCGATCACGACGCGGTCGCCGTTGACCTGGATCACGTCGTAGGTGTCATAGTAGGTCTTGAAGGGCTTCCCGTCATAGGTGACGGCGTTCAGGACCTTCACCTTGTCCCCCTTTGCGAAGGACTCCGGCGCGGTCGCGGCCGGAATCTTGATCTTCTGGCCGACGCGGATCAGGTTCGGGTTCGCGATCCCGTTGTAGGCGGCGATCTCCTGGTAGGTGGTCCCGTACTTCGCCGCGATCGCGGACAGGGTGTCGCCCTTCTTCACGGTGTAGACGGTTTCGCCGCCGCTGGCGGGCGGGGTCACGACGGGCGCGCTTCCGCCGGCGTCGGAATAGTCGACATAGGGAAGGCGGCCGTGTTTCTGCCATGTCCGGGTATTGTAGCCGGCTTTCTTGCCGATGTTTCCGACGGCCGTGATCTGGACGTCGTTTTCGAAGGCCGGGGAACACTCCACGGCCAGGCCGTCGCCGATATAGACGCCGATGTGGCCGGGGACCCACAGGGCTTCGCCGGGGGTCATGCTCCCCCAGTTCCCGGTCGACACGTTCTGGCACTTCTTGATCATGCTGTCGGCTCCGATGTCGGGGACGCCGTTCGAAGCGTAGGACGCGCCGCCGTAGACGTCCGACTTGTCGCCAGACCAGCCCCACAGAATCCCTTTGATCAGACAGACACAGTCAAAACCGAAGGTGTCGGCGCTGGCGGCCTTGATCATAGCGGTCCGGGCCGTCTGTCTGTTGTACTTGTGATTCTGGGTGTACCTGGTCTTATTTGCGGCCGTCATGGGCGCGCCGAAACAGCCCATGACGTACAGGGTTTTGTGATTCTGGGCCGCGTCGATCAGTTTTTCGATAAAGGTTTTACTTTTCATCATTGTCGGTTTCCCCCTTTACAGGCTCGATCACCGGGATTTCCTCGAAGTTGACGACCTTCGTCATGTCACACAGGGCGTCGATCAGTTCGCCCAGGGCCGTAACGTCGACGGGATAGTTGATATACTCGGCGGAAGTCTGGACCATAGCCATGACCCACTCCTTCCGGGTCGCCCCGTCGGTGAACTTCGTTTCCGCTTCTTCCATAAGGCTGATCACAAGCCCCAGAAGGGCGGCCCAGTTTTTTTCCTGGGTCGCCTTCTTGACGTACTGGATCAGCTTGTAGGCCAGGGGAATACAGGCGGACAGGCCGGTCAGGATAGCGACGACCACGGAAATAATCTGTTCAGCGTTCATGTTCTTTCCTTCCTTTCGTTACAGTTCTTTTGTGTCATTGTAGATTTCGGGACCGTACTTCTTCCGAAGTTTGATCCGGTTTTCTGCTTTCGCCTTGCTGTAATAGAAGCCGGTCGCGGCCGCCGTTTCGGTGAATACGGCCGGGATCAGATAGGCAAGGGACGACGTGTCGCCGGTTCTCCATACCATGACCAGCGTGAAGGCGGTCACGAAGATCGTGACCGCCCCCACGGTGGAAATGATGATTTTTGAAAACTCGCGCTTCTTCGCGCGCCGGCCGCCGCTCATGCTTTCTTCTCCAGGTCGTCGATCCGGTGATTCGCGACTTTGATTTTTTCTTCAAGGACGGCCTGGGTTTCTTCCAGGCTGTACGTCCTTTCGATCACCGAATTGTGCTTGTCGACCTTCTTTTCCAGTTCTTCCAGCCGGTAGGCGATCAGCGCGGAACTTTTCTTGTTGGCAAAATACGAACCGCCCAGGGTCCCCAGAAGGGACAGGACGGCGATCAGAATCCCTTCTGTCACCGGTGTCGTTCTCCTTTCTGGGTTATTCGGTCACTTCGGTCCAGCCGTAGACGCCGGGTTCCCAGACGTTCCCGTCCAGGTTGGACGTCCAGTGTTTGCCGTTGTGGGCGACCTTGTCGCCGGCGTCATAGGCGTCGTGTGCGCCCAGCGGTTGGGACCATTCGGGCCATTCCACGGACGGATCGGCGATCTTCGACCACAGAGCCGGCGTTGCCGGCGGCGTCCAGTCCGCTTGCGATGTGTGGGCCTGGTTACAGCGGTAAAGTTCGCCCCCGTAGGCGCGGATATTGCCGACGGCATACGCCACGGGGTAGGCCCACGGGCTGAACTGACTGACGTTTTCCGAAGCGGTCACGTCGTCGATCTGGCCGGACTCCGCAAGCGCCACGAAGGCGATCGAAGCCGCCCTGGCGGTTTCCGCCGCCGGGTTCTGTTCTGCGCGTTTCTTCGCTTCGGCCATGCTGACAAAGTCACACTGTTCCGGATTGAACATAGCGTTTCCCCCTTTCTGTTACGCGAACCGGACGGTCGCCTGGATCACTTCGATTTCCTGGGTTCCCTTTGTCATGTAGAACCGATAGGCCAGGCCGTAGGAAGACGACACGACGGTCGTGTTCGTGAAGGTGTGGACGAACTTCCCGACCTTGCTTGTGATGTCTTCCCAGACAGGACTGTCGTCGAACGGATTGTTCGTGACCTCGACATGAAGGGTCGCGTCGGCCGGGTGATCCGCCGGATACAGGGACAGGAAGACCTTTTCGACTTTCGCGTCCGTTGTAATCGCACGGGACGCGGCGATCCGGGTGACGGTGCGGCTGAATGTGATCAGCCGGGTCGCGCTTCCGCCGGCTCCGTCGGTGACGTAGATTTTCAGGACGTGGGACCCGGTCAGAAGCCGAAGCCATACGTCGGACAGGTCCGCCGTGTTCTGGGTCCCGCTCGTGGCCGTGTAGGTCCGAAGGGTGATCGTTTCGGTCCCGTTGGTCACGGTTTCCGTGACAGTCAAGGTCTGGGACGCCGCTTCGCTGTCCGTGACGGTATAGTCGTAGGTGAACGGGTCGGTCTTCGCGCCCAGGTTTTGATCGCTTCCGCTGATCACCGGGTCCGTGTTGTAGGAAATGGGCGTCGCGTTCCCGGTCCGGTATGCGGATTCCGCGCCGTTGGCGTCGACCGCCTTCACGCGGACCTGGTAGTTCGTCCCGCTCGACGGGACCGTGTCGACGGTGGACTTCGCGGTCGTGATCCCGATCTGGGTGTAGGCCCCGGAATCGACCCGGCGTTCCCAGACATAACTGATCGCGTCGCCTTCGGGGTC